ATATCATCACAAAAAAAAAATAGTGAAAGAATACCCAATAAAGTTGGTGCGGCAATTACTCAAATGGAGACTCTAATGTTAAATTGTTGGAAATTATATGATGGTAAATTCTCCATGCCTAGAGGAGTCCCGTTAGTGCCGGGAGTGACGAAATTTGGGGGTAATGATAATGATAATGATTATGTGAAAAAACAAGTAGGTGGTGCTGTTACATTAGACGGATTAAATATAAGAATGGATATTGAAGAGAGATTAATAGACGTATTAACACATTCGCAAATTGAGGATTTATCCGCCCTGAATGATGTTGATATAATTACAGATATTGCTGGTCTCAAAACACTAGATAAAGCCCTATATTTAACAATAGCAGGGACGCGCATTAGGAACAATCCCCGTAAATTTCAAATAAATGAAAGATTAAAAATCATATCAGCGGTCGATAATATAATGAAGTTTGCGATAAGTCATCCCGGCGATGCTACTGCTACTGCTGCTACTGCTGCTCGAAAAGGAATAAATAATAATAGATTTAATAAATTACTCAATATGAATCCTTCTAAAATTCTTGCGAAAAGGTTAAAATTATTGGACATATCTGCTGATGATGCTATTCAGGGTGATATCGATGAAGAAGTAACATGCTTGGTTAAGGCTTTAATTTTTTTGCGAACTTATATACAAAGTCTTGCACCTGCAGCAGCAGCAGCAGCAGCAGCAGCAGTATTTCGACTGGGCTTCCCGGGTCAAATTCGAGCAGCAGCAGCAGCAGCAGTATCACAAATATTAACAAATCTAACTACACTAGCCTTTGATGTTCGAACCGTATTATCCGAACTATCTTCATTAAAAGATATTAAGGAGGATAGTGGTATTGTATTAAATAAAGGTAGTGGTAATGGTGCTCATGGTACTTATGGCGCTCATGATGCGTATACCGAATATAATAATGGTTATTATAACAATGACTTTATTGATGACTATTCAAGAAAAAAAAAGGTAAGGAAAAGTGAAAATGTTTTTAAATCACATTTAGAAACGTATTTCCCACATTTGAATGAGTATGAGTATGAACCATTTCTCGAATTAGTTCAAGAATTAGCTAAACCTCGCCCCATATTATTCGCATCTGGGGCAGATGATAATGCTAGAATAATATACCTTTTACAACAGAGAGTTTTAGTTTCAAAAATACTATCCAAGTCAAGATTAATGGAAATAATCTTCAATGACCTAGCAGAACCAGAAAATATTGCTGCATTAAGACACTATCCTAGAACGAGAATAGAGAGATTTTTTACAGCAGTTAATTCAGATTCGGGCTATCTAATCACAGGAGGAAAAAAAACAAAAAAAAAACGTAATAAACCCAACCATCGTAAAACCAAACGTAATAAACCCAATCCCAAAAACAAAACAAAAAATAATAGAAAAAAGCAAATAAAAGCAAAAAAACAACAAAAAAGACGAACAATAAAGAAGAACCACAAAAAATAAGTATTTAAATAAACTATACAATGGATGAAAATTTGATACAAGTAAATTTTCAACCCGAGAATATTGATAAAAAACAGATGAAAATAATGATATTTTTAATGAATGCCTTAGAAAAGGGGTGGTCTGTTAAAAAACAAAATGAGAAATATATATTCTCAAAAAAACATGAAGGAAAAAAGAAATATTTGGATGAAAATTATTTAGATGAGTTTCTTCGATCCAATTTCGATATGCCTACGATAAACACATAATGTAAACCACTCACAAAATAATAATCAAAACACCCAACTCTTATATGGTTACAAAACAAATAAAATGATAAAAAAACGAAAAAAATAAAACGAAAAATAAAAACAAATAAACAATCCCATTGTTTAGGCATATACCGATTGTATTCCAATTAAATACAAATTATATTTAGCAATTAATAATTAATTCATTTTATTTAGTTATTAATTAATTTGCCCAGTTAATTACTTAAATACGTAACAAGAGTAATAATATTTGTAAAAATATGCTTTCATAAAAAAAGTATATATTTAATTAATTCCCGAAATTATTTTCTACAGCAACATTATATAACAGAATGGCTGGAGCACTCATGCAACTCGTCGCCTATGGCGCCCAAGACGTTTTTCTTACCGGTACCCCCGAAATTACTTTCTGGAAGGTGTCTTACAGACGCCATACCAACTTCGCCATGGAGTCTATTGAACAGACTTTCTCTGGCCAGGCCGATTTCGGTCGCCGTGTGACCTGCACAATCAGCCGTAATGGTGATTTGTGCTACCGCACTTACCTTCAGGTTACTCTCCCTGAGATCAACCAGAGCATGGCCACCGGAACCGATGATGTCTATGCCCGTTGGTTAGATTTCCCCGGTGAGCAGCTCATCGCCCAGGTTGAGGTCGAGATTGGTGGTCAACGTATTGACCGTCAGTACGGTGACTGGATGCACATCTGGAATCAGCTGACTATGTCTTCCGAGCAGCAGAAGGGTTACCACCAGATGATTGGTAACACCACCCAGCTCACTTACGTGACTGATCCTTCTTTCGCCGATATCTCTGGTCCTTGTTCCGCCGCCGGTGGACCTTCCCAGGTGTGTGCCCCTCGCAAGGCCCTTCCTGAGACCACACTCTACATTCCCCTTCTTTTCTGGTTTTGCCGCAACCCCGGACTTGCCCTTCCCCTCATTGCCCTTCAATACCACGAGGTCAAGATCAACATTGACTTCCGTCCTATTGGTGAGTGCTTGTGGGCCGTAAAGGACCTTTCCGCTACTGCCTCCACTCAATCTGTGTCCCAGGCTTACCAGCAATCCCTTGTTGCCGCCTCTCTCTACATTGACTATATCTTCCTTGATACCGATGAGCGCAGAAAGATGGCCCAGAACCCCCACGAGTACCTTATTGAGCAGCTTCAGTTCACTGGTGACGAGTCTGTCGGTTCTTCCAGTAACAAGATCAAGCTCAATTTCAACCACCCCTGTAAGGAGCTTATCTGGGTTGTCCAGCCTGATGCTAACGTAGATTACTGTGCCTCTCTTGAGGGTGGCCAGACTCTATTCAAGACTCTTGGTGCCCAACCTTTCAACTACACTGATGCTATCGATGCTCTCCCCAACGCCGTCCACGCCTTCGGTGGACCTAACGAGACTTCCGGTGCTAATGCCTTCATCACTTCCGGTGGTCTTTTCCAGGACCCTGGTGCTGATTCCAGTAACACCGGTACTGCCTGGGGAGGTGCTAGCTCCATGCACCCTACCAGTGATGCCGAGGGTTCATATGTGTCTGATGCCGGAACATTCGTTCTTGCCGAGACTGCCCTCGACATGCATTGCTGGGGTGAGAACCCTGTCGTCACTGCCAAGCTTCAGCTTAATGGCCAGGACCGTTTCTCCGAGCGTGAGGGTTCTTACTTCGACGTTGTCCAGCCTTTCCAGCACCACACCCGTGCCCCCGATGCTGGTATCAACACCTACTCCTTCGCCCTTCGCCCCGAGGAGCACCAGCCTTCTGGAAGCTGCAATTTCTCCCGCATCGATAACGCCACCCTTCAGCTTGTTCTTTCCTCCGCCACTGTCGGTGGAACCGCAACTGCTAAGGTCCGTGTTTATGCTACCAGTTACAACGTGTTGAGAGTCATGTCAGGAATGGCAGGTGTAGCTTATTCCAATTAAATTCACTGCATTTTGGTGTGTGTGTATTTTAACTCTGTGTTTAAAAATGTAATATTTGTATAATTTCAAAATTAGTAATTATACAAATTCAATAAAATAGTTCTACTGTTTCTACCGTCTTTTCGGGTATATTATTTATCCAATATTCTATTTGTTGGTACAATGCATTGATACGCGTATTCCATTCATTACTCTTACTCTTTGGTATATTCAAAATTCCATATCCATTTAATCTCCAACACGATGTTACCCTTTTCCCATCTTGACTCATATATGCATCTGGATTGAACCGAATGAATATTACTGGTCTATGTCCAATATCTTGCGAAATTTCCATCGTCCGTTTATTATGACACGAGCAATCATAACTATTATGTTTATTTTCGTCAATCTCGATAATAATTACATGACTGCCCAATTCTAACAATAAGTCGGGGCGACGCAATGAACAACCGTCTTGTATTCGTTTATCTGTTACCCATCCGAAATCTGGGAATTTATTGATAACATGTTGAACAACGTCATTTTCCTTTGTTTTGTAATTACGTGATACTTGGATTTCAGGACATAAATGAATACAACATGGTAGGCAATATCCGTCATATTTTATTATACCTCTGGTTTCACATAATGGTGCTTTACATAGAGCATTTCCACCGCATATTTTGCAACGAGATTTGTATTTATCATGTATACAATATAGATTTCCTCCACATTCTAAGCAATTTTGTCGATTCTTATTATGTTCACATATCGCCGCTCCATTACATTCGATACATCGTCGTCGTCGTTTTCCGTGTTCGCAAATACCAGAACCTTTACACGTTACACAAGTACTTTTTCCACTTCCGTGGGGACACAATTCGTTTCCGCCGCATTCTTTACACCGAGTCTTTCTCTTCAAATGTTCGCAAATGCCTGCCCCCTTACACTCTACGCAATGAAACCGTCGCCGATTATGAATACATTTTGGATTTGGTCCTCCCATTTATATAATGTTCAAATATGTATCCATTATATTTTCAATTTTATGCTTATTCGTATGAAAACCCGTTTTTTTCAAATTATAATTTAATATGTATGTTATAAAATACATATTAATATAAATTATCTGAAAACATCTTTATCAGCAAACATTTTTGCAAAATCGTTTCCACCTAATAATATTTTTTCCTCATTAAATTTATCATATTTCGTATTAAAGTAAATATTATCATTATCGTATATGTAACTACTTCCTTCTTCTTGAGAAAAATATCGGTCATTTGGTTGTATTAGTTTACCATTATCATTTGTTATATTATCAGTTGATAAGAAATATATTTCGTTTTTAATTAATTTATTTTTCATATTAGGACAAAAACAGGTCAATTTATTACCAACTATTTTAATATCTTTACTTGTTTTAAACCATTCTCCTTTTGGTTGAGGTAAATTAAAACTAGTGGCTATAATTTTAATTTTTTTGTTAGCGAATGTTTTATGCGTTGTTTCATCTTCTTTGATTTTTTCTTTTATTTCTTTTGGTGATGGGCGATTAAGTATATTTAAATTCATTTTTATTTTTTGAAATGGTTGTTTGATAATATCATTTGTCTCCTCATGATTATCAACGTTATTAATATTAATTTCACCTAATCTGAACGGCACTTTTATATTAAAATATTTCGCAATACAATAACCAAATATAGCTGGTCCGGTAATCATTAAATCATTATTAAATACTTTATTGTTTATTATATTATTTATAATTGTATCCATTAAAAATTTGAAGAATTCCTCCTTTTTTTTTGTAATAATAAACGCATTTTGTATTCGTGATGAATTTATATCTCTTGTAATAATAATGTCTTCATTTTTAGAATATAGTTGTGAAATCTTATTAATACACATAAAATCCATATCCATATAAACGCCGCCATATTTATATAATAAATAATATCGAATCAGGTCAGATTTATATGCGTAAGGTTTAAGTTTTTTATAAACTGTTTCTAATAATGGAAATTCATCGTCATCTTTAATCATATCTAAAAATATATCATTGGTAATAAATTTGAAATTCATATCATCATTTAATTCAATATTTTTTTGAATATTATTATACATGTTTTCTGTTACAAATTTATCTTGTATCCAAATTTGAAAGATTGTATCATATTCTGAATTTCTTACAACGTCAACTAATTTCTTTTTATACACATAACCATTTGTAAAATACTGACTATAATGTCGCGATGTTCGATCATTCCACCATAAATCATATTTTGTGGTAATTATTTTTCTATTTTTATAAGAAATTGCTCCCGGTTTATGATCTAATAATTTTATGTTTTTTTTCCCAATCTTTATTAAATTTTCTTTAAAACAATCGTTAACACCGCGTTCCAAATATTGATTTAAAGCCATAGCAAAAATAGTAGGACCTGTTACGGCAACTGTATCTTTGGAAATATAATGATATGTTTTATTGAATTCTTCATTATTAATCACTCGTTCTACGGTATAATCTAAAATATATTTTATAATATTATTTTTCTCTTCACAAACGATAAAC